GTTACCTCGCTAAATATGAAATTGCTTTAAGCATTAAATCAGGACTGTCTTTGAATAATCCCAACGCTCTATTACAAGCATCGCAAAGCAATCCTCTGACTCTGCCAGTTGTGTGGCAATGGTCAATGTTTAATCGCTTTTTGTGATTATCTGGTGGAATTGAACTGCATATTGCACATACACCATTTTGTTTTTCTAGCATCTTGTTGTATTCAGCAAAATCAAGTCCATAACTTCTTTTCATGTGCAATTCAAGGTCATACTCTTTTGTTTGACTACGACCATGTTTGTACGCTGGAGAATCCTCGCCTTTACGGGATTGCAAACAACCGCATGATTGAGTTCTTCCATTTGTCATTTGACTAAAACCAACTATTTTTTCTGTCCCGCAATCACACATCACACGGTATTTAAAACTACCGTTTTTTGTACGCATATCAGTTTTCTCCAATAGCGTAAGCATCGCTATTTTTGTTCCTGATTGGTCTTGATGAAAGCGTCCTTGTGGCATGGTAGTCCTCAACGGGCAAGCGAGAATTTCAGCGGGTTTTCGGCAAATGCGGCATAGATTTGTGTGGAGCTTGTTGCATTAAAGTCGGCTGGCGCACCACGAATCTTAAATCCGTTTGACAAAATATCTAAGCTGGCAAAAGTTTGTTCTGCTGTTGATGCATTAGCTTGTAAATACAAATTTACTACGTTATAGGTGTTTCTTGAAGAATCCCACATAAACCAACCATAACCAGCGGTATCTGTTCTTTTTACCATTATGAACTTTGGCCTGAATCCTGTGTACACAAAAGGCCCATCAGCACTTCCATTGCCTGTGTAGCTACCAAATGCTGAATAGCCAGCTACTGCATCAAAGCAGTAGGCGACATAGGTATTGGTATTGCTGTTTACCGCAGTACCACTACCTATGCTGAATACAGATGAAGTTGGAGATGTGCTATTAAAGTTTGTTGATGCGGCTTGTGCGCCAGTTGTATTTAAATTTAATTGCTGTGCATTTCCTAAACTTATGTGATAAACAATCCAGTTTTCACCAGCAAGGCTTCTTGACTTAATAATCACCATGTCAGGAGCAACACCAAGTCCATGCCCAACGGTTGCCGCCGCACCTGTACCTGTATAAGTCACCACGCTAAAACCAGCAGTAGGGTTTGCTCTTACCTGTGCTGAAATAGAACCACTTGTGTTGGTTACTGTTGTGCCGCCAGCGTTCCATTGCCATCCAACATAAGTCTGAGCAGAAGCATTCGCTACAACCGATGTGCTTAAAGAAAATCCACCAGAATTAAATGTCTGAATAACATCACCTGCAGTTACTTCAGCCGCAGTTGAATCTGAACTCAAATACTTTGTTACACCAGTTATAGCATTTGCTGAATAATTCCCATATGAGCCAGTGCTTCTTGCTTTTATCCAAACCAAATCAGGCTGAAATGACACTCCATTTGCGGAGTTGCTTATGCTTTGGCTTGTTCCGTTACCTGTCCACAGCGTAGCAGCCATGTAAGCCGCACCATTGGTGATAGTTGATGCTGGCAGGTTCTGCGTATTCAGTGAAAGAAAGCCAGTGGGTGGTGTGTAACTAAATGGGCGTTGACCAAAATTAACCGTCCACTTGCCACCATTTCCAGCAGTACCTGAGTTGTCTCTAACAAACGGAACTGCAAGATAGCCAGACAAACTTATTGAAGTGCCGCCTGTTCCAGCAGATGGATTACCAGCATCCCACGTTCCATTGCTACCAACCCATGCCAAAAGATTATTCAAATCAACCGCAATAATCACTGTTTGGTTTGAAGATATTTCTTTGTATGCGCCAGCAATACCACTGCTACCTGTGCCAACACCAGCAACAGCAGTGTCCCATCCAGCCCGTAGATTACTGCTACCAGCATAGCCGCTTAATGTGGCTTCAAAATACCATTTACCAGAATTTACAGCAATAGTTGCTCTTGAGTTCCCACTACCGCCTGATGCTGTATTTGCGTTTAATTCTAAATTACCGCTTGAAAGACTGGCTTGCATTGCAGTGGCAGTGTCTAACGGATTAAGCGTTGGATAGTTTCCACGACCATTGCCGCCATCAGCATAAGGCGTTGGCACATCCAACATTGAGTCATACGTTGTGCCAGCAGTCACGCTGATGTTGTTGGGTGTCCAGTTGTTGCCGTTGCCAGAATAGTCCTTACCAATAGCGGCGGCAGTAGCGGCAGAGTTGTCGCTGAAGTTCAGGTAGAAGCCGTTTGTGCCGTATGTGCCTGCGTACTTGATGGGTGACCATACGCCAATCGAATTAAATGCTCCAAACGACGATGGTGTCAGGGCTTGACCGTCGATGAAGTTGACTTCAGTTAAGTATCCGTCCAGATACTGAACAGCAGCAGTTGAGTTTCGGCTAATGTAGTGAGCAACATTGTTATTTATCTGTCCAACCGCCCCAGTGGATGGATTTGTAAGAGTTCCAAACGAAGTGACCTCAACACCATTTACATAAATGCGACATCTGTTATTTGCAGTTGCGTTGTCTGTGTCAAAGACTACAACGATGTGGTACCAAGCAGAGGGGTCACGAAATACTTGCGTAGTGATTCGTCTAGTATTCGTGGAGCTTGCACTGACATTTTGGAAGTTGAATGTATCAGCGGTGGGAAAGCCAAATACGGTGTAATCGGTCGCTGTTCCAGCCATAAACAACTGTTGCTCAGCGGCAGTGCTTAATGCCGCACGTTTAACCCAACCACTCCATGTCCATAGCTTACGTGATGTCGCTGAACTTGGGGTTCGATCCAAATAAGCAGATGCACTTGAGCGCAGACGCACACTGCGGCTAATTCGATAGCCGCCAGCGCCCGTTAAGAATTGGTTCTTGGATGAAAACATTATTGGTATGCCTGTGCAAAGTTACCAAACCAATATGTACCGTCAGAAACAAACGTGAGGATGTCCCAACGACTTGCTGTGGTGGTAATAGTGGGCGCACCATTGTTAGGCCATTTCACGCTTGTGAACGTACCGGTGAACGACCCTGCACCAGTGCTGACGATCAAGATGAACGACTTGCCTGCAACCAACGCAGGCATGGTGAACGTACAGTTGCCAGTCATGGTGACCGTTTGAACAGTACCATCCGCCAAAGATAGGGTCTTGGACGTGCTTGAGTTACCAATTGCCACCACGCCCTCTGTGTATGAGCCAGACAGGTTCATGCTTTTTGCAGTGTCAATGGTGACTGCCGTTGTGCCAGCAGTTTGAAGCGCCAACACGCCGCTGGTGTCAGCAGTCTGGACTAGACCAGCACTGGTGCTGGCATTGATTGTTGTGGTCATGCTATCCCCAATGCTTGTTTAAGTTTTGCCAACTCAGTTGGGCTTTCCAAAATCAAATCTGTTAATGATTTAGGTGCTGGCATTTCAGTAATTTCAGGTGGGTTTGGGTCTGTGAATGCTCCATTTGTATAAGTCCAACCAATGCTTGCCGCATCGGTTTTAACCGCTACATAACCATCTTCAAAACCCGCAGGAGGAGTGGATGGTTGGTTTTCATACTCAATAATGTTGACAACAAAACCATTGTGAATGATTGCGTATTTATTCATTAATAATACTCCGTAACAATGATTAAGCCAGCACCGCCAGCACCGCCAGCAAATCCGTTTGTTCCTGCCGCCCCACCATTTCCACCAGCGCCAACAGCGTATGCGTAAGTAGCAGATGGTGAGGTAATAATTTTTTCACAATATCCAGCAGCGCCTCCACCAGCTTGACCAGTAGTAGTTCCAGAAGAGCCACCACCCCCGCCTCCACTACCTGAGTTAGTTGCGCCAGCAGAACCCGCTCCATTAGAACCGCCACCAGCACCATTACCACCAAAAGCTGAAGAGCCTCCATTACCGCCCGGTGAACTTGTAGTTGCACCGTTATAGCCTTGACCTCCACCGCCAGAAATATTTATGTTTCCACCAGTAGCAGTTCCACCCGCTGTAGCCGCCGTAGAATTTGTTGTAGCACCAACACCTGCATTAGCTGTTAAAAGCGATGACCCAAATGTCGTTGTTCCTCCAGTAGTTCCAGCGTTTGCTGTAGTTCCGCTTCCCGCGCCACCACCGCCACCGCCTACGCAACGAACCCAAATTGTTTTGCAATTAGAAGGAGTTGTATAAGTGCCTGAGCCCGATGTAAATACTTGAACTGTTGTCAAACCTGCAATAGACATTGTTCCACTTACTGCTGGCAAAGTCACAGTAACGGTACCCGCTACTGAAGGCGCAGATAGCGTTACAGCCCCGCTCACATCTCCATTTACAACAACGCTTGCCATATCTTTTCCTTTTTACTGAACGACCCAACGTGAGCCAGAACTGACTGTCACCGCTTGACCACTTGCCACAGTAACTGGCCCAGCAGACATTCCTGAATACCCTGCCGCAATCGTGTAGCTTGCAGATACTGTTTGGCTGTTCACCACAATGCCATTCAATGCAACAGGAACTGATGCTTGAAACTCACCAGTGCTTGGTTTGTACAACAGCTTCGCGTTGCCTGTGAACAGGGTTGAGGCTGTTCCCGTTGTGGCGTTTGCAAACAGTGGGAAGACGTTGGTTGCTGTGCTTGTGTCGTTGCTCAGTGCCGCACCGCCCACAGAAGCCCATGCAGTGCCGTTGTAGCCCTCAAACTCAACTGTTGTGGTATTGAAGCGCAACATACCGCTTGCTGGTGTAGGACGCTGTCCAGTGGTTCCCTTGCTGATTAGTAACGCGCCGGTTGAGGAGAATGTGGAATCCAGCGTAGCAGTCAATGCGCCGGTCACTGCAACAGTACCAGTAACCGCCAATGATGTGCCATTCCAAGTCAGGTTGGCAGAGCCGCCCAAAACGCCACTGTTATTGAATTGAACTTGAGTGTTTGACCCTGCTGCATTCGCAACCGTTGAACTGGTCTTGATGAAGTCAACGCCATTCCAGGCACAAACAGCAGACTCACCTGCAATGATCGTGACACCCGTTGTTGGACCAACGCCTACTAGCTTGATTGATTGGGTGCTGGAGGTCTTGTTGATGACCACATAAGTCTTTGACTGCGCTGGCGCAGTAATCGTGCGCAGGGTTGTCCCACCCGCCGTCCACAGAAGAATCGCCTGCCGGGCCTGGTTTGCAGCCCCGGAAGTCGTTGTCAGGGTTACGTCCGCATCGGAACTAAGTGTGGTAGTACCGGCTACGGCCGTGTCTAAAAGGCCAGTAATCTGGTCGTTGACTGCTGTTCCCCAGGTATTGGCTTCCGTCCCTGTAACGGGTTGGGCTAGGCCAAGAAGGGTGGTGTAATTGATTGTCATCTTGTTTTCCTCATGCCGCTATGCGCGTCCACACGTTTGTTTGTGCATCATTAACTTCGACCCAACCAGGAGACTGTGAATCATTGACATTTTGCCAGTTAACTGTTTGACTGTCATCAACAATTGTCCAAACCAGAACTCCGCCAACCTGGCCAATCCCTTGTACGCCTGTGACGTTGACTTGAGCGCCGATACCGACCGATACCGACCCAACGCTGCCCGTTGCCGAGAGGCCCACAACCGTGACAACTTGCACGGTTTCGACCACAACGCTTCCAACATTCGCTGTCGCTTCAACGCCGGTAAGGGAGACATTGGCGTCTCCAGCAAAGTCAACCGAGCCAACTTCTCCTGTTCCCTCGACCCCAGTAGCGAAGACGTCCGCATTCGCAGCAACTGTGGTCGCTCCAACAAAGCCTGTGGCCTCAACGCCTGTGAGGACGACACTTGCTGCGATGCTGACAGAAACCGACCCAACTTGACCTGTTCCAGATACCCCTGTGAGCGATACATTAGCTTCGCCCGTGACTGTTGCCGCCCCGACAAAGCCCGTGGCAGACACGCCTGTGAGCGATACGTTGGCATCTGCATTGACCGTGACGGAACCAACCTGTCCTGTGGCAGACACCCCAGTGAGACTGACATTGGCCTCTCCAACAACAGTGGCCGTACCAACAAAGCCGGTGGCTGAGACGCCGGTAACACTGACATCTGCATTTGCAGTGACGGTAACTGCGCCAATTTGTCCTGTTGCAGAGACCCCTGTGACATCGACATTGGCGTCCGTTGCTGCTGTGACCGAACCAACCTGACCTGTTCCAGACAGCGTGACCGCACCCTCACCCCATGGGGCCTCACCCCAGGCTTGACTGCCAAATCCACCAAGTGCAATCCGTACATCGGCCACTTACGCCTCTTAGGCAATACGAAGTATTGCGTTTGTCGCGTCAGCAGTTGGAAAGATGATGGTGAAAGTGCCCGCACTAGAGCTCTTTGAGCCACCAAAATCAAGAATACATACCGAAGGGTCACCTGCGGCACTGTCGTTGTAAATCATCGCACCAAAGGCCGTTATCGTGGCACTGGTGAACGACAAATCAGCGAAGTCCGTGAAAGCAGTCGTACCGGAAGACGTTGGTGTTACGTTTGTCAACGTGCCGCCGCCGGCAGTGTATGTGCCCGATGCAGCCACCTCATTGGTAGCAGTGTATGCAGTTGTTGCCGCTGTAAAAGAAGCACTATTGTCATACATGGCCAACTTGAAAGTGTTTCCAGTGCCGGTTGTGAAGTTGTGCACAGCCCTCATCAGTTCCACTTTGAAACTGGTACACATGAAATTTCCTGAAAATGCCATTTTTAATCTCCTAACAAATGAACGAGGTTGGAATGTCCTGCTTCACGCAGGCGGATTGCGATAGTTGCCCTATCTTGGTTTACCGCTTCTTCAAGATAGGCCTTGATTACGGACCGCACAGCGCCTCGAAAAGCTACCGCCTGATCTCGAATTGCTGGATGTGACTCACTTCCAACGTAAATAATCTTCTCAATAGCTCGATCGGCCAACTCGTCCGGAGTCCAGCCACGTCCATTGGTGGTAGCGACGCTTACGCCGCTTAGTAGCACAGGGGATTGGGTGCCTATCATGGTCCAGGTGTCTCCGATTTAAGTTGAACACGTACCATGCCATCACGATACTCATCACGACGGCGACGGCCTTGTTGCTCGATGCCAAGCCCTTGAAGAGCTTGTTTGTAACTTGCGTCAAAGGTGGCCATCATGTCAGGCGGTCCTTTGGTATAGCTGTATGCCTGGATCAAACAGGCATAGAACAGCGCCTCTGGGGCGTTTGTGCTGATCCATGTCGTGTTGTTCGTCGAAGAAAGCTGTGGAGGACGATAGATATAGCCCATTTCCGCAACAAACGCAGCGTTTGGAGTCGGGGCAATGTAAAAAGTGTTCTGGTCCCACACGGAATAGTATTTTGGAATCCCTGTTGTGGCACCGTTTGGCCAATACTCTTTCATGAAGGACGTATCGCGAAAGTCCAAGAAGATTTGGTCCGTACCTGATGTGATCATCAAGTAGCGATGAGTCAAGATATCACTGGGAGCAGACAAAAACTTGTTGCCACTGGTCATATTGCCGGTCACTTCAAGCTTAAAGACATCCAAGTCGATGTCTCTCAAAATTCTGTTCTCTGCAAAAGTAATGAACGTGTTTATTACCGCCGGAGTAAAGACGTTCGCGTCCACTTCGGTGTAATTTCGTATGTTTGTTACAAGTTCATCGTATGTCATGATGTTTGCACCGTTACAGAGCCTACCACTCCTTGAGCAATCAAGGCCTTATCCTCTATGTAGGGACGCATGTCATTCGTATTTCTCGCCGTTCCAAAACTCTGAAAAGCTGAAAAACCAGGTGCACCTACAAAGACAGATACAGGTTCAATTCTATCTGGCCTTGGCTCATAAAGGGCAATTGCATCCCCTCTATATTTCAAAGGCTCAAGCTGTGGTTCCTTGGGCTCGTAATCGTCCGGGCAAACCTTAAATCCACGCCAGTTCTTGCGAAGCACGTTGTACTCATATCGCTGGCCGCAGTAATCACACAGGCCATATGAAAATTTACCTGTTGCGAAGGCCATGCGTTACACCCCTAAGTCAGGAACGAAGTTAACGCTGGCAGTATCTCTGTCTTCCATCGCGGCGCGCAAGAAATCTTCTTCGTAAATAGTCTTGAGCGCGCCTGTGCGCTCGGGGGCGTACTTCAAGGAGATGTAGTACGCCAGTCCTGATGTCAGGCATGGCAAAAATCTGAAGTTGACGTCTGATGTGTTGGTGTACGCACCAGCGTCTTGGATACGGCGAATCCTGTAGTACACAAACGTGTAGTTTTGGTCCGCCGCAGGATAGAAAAACACCTTTGGCACGTTTGTTCTCTGTACATAGTACTGAGCGGGACGTGCTTGAGTTGTTTTGTCTGGGATATTTAAATATTCAGAGCGACTGATGCGGTCAATTGTGATATCAGTCAAAATGCCCTGGGAAGGGTCTCGAATGACAGCAGACAAAACGTTAACAGTGTCTGTGGCCAACGATATCTCATTGATACCCTGCGTGATGGCATAGGTGGCTTGTTCAATCGTCCAAAGGTTGAGGCCCCTGTTTGCCCAATCCAAAAACAACAGATTGAGAGAGCGACGCGCAGACTTGAGCTGGTAGCCGTTCGTGCCACGTATGCCGCATCTCTCAAATGCCTCTTCGATCAGGTCGTCAATCGACAGATCAAAGGTTGTTGTCCCTGAAGTGGTCATTTAGCAGGCTCCGCCCTTCATCATCTTCTTGACTTTGCCGCCCTTCATCATGCCCATGGCCATTTTCTTATGTTGATTGATGGCCATGCCACCTTTTTTCATCATAGGAACGCCAGTAGTTTTGCTTGGTTCAGAGATCATTTTGTTTGCGGGGCCGCTCTCGACAGCACCACCGCCGCGCACTGCGCAGCCCATTCCACGTCCAGCCATGTTATTTCCCCTTTTTCATTGCACGGCCTTTAACGTCGGCCGTTTTACGCTTCACGGCACGGCCCATCTTGTCGGCCATGTCAGAATTCTTCATCATGGAGCCATCAGGCATCTTGTGCATGCCCGCCGCTCCGCCTTTTTTCATTTTGCCAATGTTGTCAGCAGCGAAAGCCGGAACTTTCTTGCCATTCTTCATGACCATCTTCATCTTTGTGGTTGTCGCCATCACTGCTCCTTACTTTGCTTGTTGAATAAGTTGATCAATTTTTGCTTCAAGACGATTAAAGCGTTGGTCGATGTGGTCAGTAACTCTTTGCACTTCTGAATTAGTTGCGTAATCACGGGCAATCTCCTCGCGTGTTTTGTTTAACAAAATGTCTATCCGCTTGAGCTCGTCAAATTTTTCACGAATGAAAAACCACAATCCGCCAATTGCGGCAGATAAAACGGCGGACCAGATTAAGTTAATGTCCATCAGCATTTCCATCTTGCTAGGGCAGCCGCCTTACGGGTAGGCTTGCCTTTTTCATCTTTCATTGGCCCCGGCATACCGGACATTCGAGCGCAAAAAGATTTTTTACGCGCGCCGCCTTTAGGCTGGGGGGCTTTCAAATTACTTCCTGTTGCTGCGTTGTATTTAGCACGGCCTTTGGCAGTCAAACCCGCCCCTTTGGAGGTGGGCAATTTCTCGCCGCGACCAACCGAAAGGGAGGGCGCTTTCTTGGCCATTACTGCGCGGCTCCACCATAGAAGAACAAGGTCACGCTGGTAACTTCAACACCAGAAACATCAATAAACACTCCTGAGTCAAAGACAATTCCCATATCCGGAAGGATAAGGTCAGTGGCTCCGGCCGCAGCAGGCGTATTGATGGTCAGCAAGGCTGTGCCTGCGGTAGTGCTACCGTTCTTTAGGGTAAAGGACGCGGCTGTAGCTGTATTTGTGAAATAAATACCGGCTACCCTTGTGCGACCCCCAATTGCATGGCCATCGGCAGTCTTTGTGACTGCCTGAATATTGCTGTTGCTCATGCTATCCTCCTATTAGGAGGCTTGTGTGAAAGTCACACCAGCGGCAACCGCACAATACGCCTTTGCAAACCAGGAAGTTCCGTCGCTGATCACAGTGACCATGTCGCCTGCGACCGCTTGGGCATCTACAAAGCTGATGGTGTCATCGGCAGTACCAGTATCACCAGCAGCACCGGAGGCAGGATATGCCTGGCCCTTGATAATGTTTGCGCTGGATGCAGTCACGATGGTGTAGCTTGCACCAGAAGGAGCAGCTTTGACAATGAATGTGAACGCTACACCGGCAGCGGGTGCAGGCAAAGTTGTAGCAAATTCAGTGGCGGAATTCAAAAAGAATGTAGTGCCGGATTGTGCTGCGGTCAGGGTTGAGGCAGCGGTCAATTCAGTATTTGCAACTGTTCCAGTTACGTTACCGACTACGTTGCCAATGAGATTCCCAATAAAGCCGTTTGTTGACGTTACTGGGCCGGAGAAGGTAGTTGATGCCATGTCTATTTTCCTTACATGCAAGTTGGGGCGTATCTGTCTGCATGTCGTCAGCCGGGACTGTCAGATACACCGGAGAACCCCGGAATGTGCTCAATATACACCAAAAGAAAAAGGGGCACAAGGCCCCTTTTTCCGTTTACTCGACCATTAGGCCGCGCCAGGCGAACCGAACATGCCGCGTGGGTCACTGAAGCCGAAGCTATAGCGCTCACGTGCCTTGTAACGGACGTTGCCGGTGTCGAAGTCGCCTTCAAAGCCGGTCTTCAGGGACACACGTGTGAACATCTTCATGCCGTTAGGTGCGTCAGTCTTGATGAAGTACGCATCTGGGTCGGTCAGGAAGTTGTTGACTGTGTAGCCTTGAGGCACCATGCCCATGTTGCGAATGGCGTTGATGTCGTTGTCCGCAGTTCCGGTACGCAAAGTGGATTTCAAAATGCGATCTGCGGTAAATTGCAGTTCCTTGGGAACAATCAACTTCAAGCCTTGAACAGCGATCTTCAAGCCACGCTCATCGGTGAACGCAGAGATGTCGATCAGTGACTGCTCCAAGGAGGTCTCAGACAAGTCCGCTGGGGTTGCCAGTGTGTTGGACAAGTTAGGACCACCCAAAGTGGGGTGAGCAGTAGAACACAGAGCAACACCGTCGCCACCGATAGAGGTAGTGAAAGCACCGTTCAGGATGGCAGCAGCTTTGATCTGCTTGGTTTGCGCCATAGAGCGTGCCAAAGCACGTGTATAGCGAGCGCCAAGGCGGTCATAGAGGTTGTCCTCTACGGCTTCTTCAGTCAAGGAGAAGGCCAAAGCAATGGTCTCGTGTGTGTAACGAGCTGTGTAGACCTCTTGCGCCTGGTCGTACGCGACGCCAGAGCCTTCAGTTTTCACAGGGGCTTCACCAAAACCCGATTCCATCACCTCTTCTTCAAACGCGCGGTCTGAAGATTCGATTGAATAGATTTGGGTGTGTTGGTTTTCGTAGTTTTTATACT